TTAAGTATATCTATGACCAAGACTATACATGGAATAAACTAAACGACCAATTAGAGTCTATGAAGTTTGCTCTTAAGGAAAGGGAAAAGATGCTTAGAACCTTACCAACAGCTATGGCTGATCCTGAAACAGGGGAAATCATACACCCAGCTCCTAGAATTAGTACAACAACATTTAAGATTAACTTAAAGAAGTAAAAACCTTATACCACCTCAAGATATTAATATTTTTAACCAAATAGTAATTCGGGAACTTGGGGTGGTTATTTAAACTACAAAACATGAGTGATTTTATAAATTTTGATGAAGCATTGGAACTGAAACATCTAGGATTTAATGAGCATGTATTTTGCACATACAGAAAAGGTGAGGAATTTACTTTTGAAGACGATGGTCCGAATAGAAATTCAGACATTGATACATGGGCTAGTGGTAATGGTATATGTTCAGCACCTTTATACTCTCAAGTATTCAGATGGTTTAGAGAAGAACATAATCTAGCTTCATATATAGAAGCAACTGAACTAGCTTATGAAGATGGGTATGTATATACTTATAAAATACCAAAATTAGGAATTAGCATTGACAAATATGTAGAAAATTATGAAGAAACAGAACTAAACTGTTTAAAGGAATTAATTAAAATACTTAAAAACAAATAATTTATGGATTGCGAACATGGATGGAAAGGAAATTGCTGTTGTAATTGCACAAGACAAATACCATTATTTAAACACCCAATGAATAAAGGAGAAGGTAAAGGAAGTATTTCAGAAAGTATGGGGTTTGCTTGTACTGCATTTTGGGATATGGATAAGACAGAAGGAATGATATTTTTTGATAAACCACATGGAATGTGCGAAATGCATAATAGAAAAAACCAAAACAAATAACATATGAAAAGATTAATATTTACTTACGAACTATTAAAGTTTACACTTGTATCAGTTCCATTAGCAATAATAATCTATTTAACAGCATTAATTATTAGTAAATTTAGGAACATATGATGGAGATTGCAGGATTAGAGAACTCAGTACCAGTGAGGATGATTTATGTAGATGACAAGACTGAGGTGTTGTTTAAGTCTATGGCTCATGCTTCTAGGTCTACTAATATTACACAAGATGCAATAAAGAAGGCTTTAAATCCGTTATTAAAGCGTAGATTCAAGCACAATAATAGAGATGTTATTTTTAGGATAGTTAGAGATAAATAGTATATTTGTGCTGCTATGGACGAGATAGCATTAAGAAAGCATTAGCCCAAAGAGGCGTTGGTACTCGTCCTACCAGCAAATCTGCGGGCATTTTTATTTTATGAATACAGGAATGATTGTTAAGAGTAAATCAACAGAAAGATTTACATCAATTGACAACGAAATTATTAGGAATGTTAATTTAACATTAGAAGAAAGAGGATTGCTTATTTTTTTATTAAGCATGAAGCATGATTGGGTCGTTTATAAAACAGATTTATATAAACGATTAGGATGCACAAAGGGGCAATTAGACAGGGTTTTTAAAGGATTACAAACTAAGAAATATATCTTGTCTGTAAAGGTCATAAATGAGCTTGGAAGATTTACTGGATGGAATCATGTAGTGTATGATTCACCTGCTAACCGAGATGAAAATTTACCGAGTTCTACAAATGCCGAAGTCGGTCAAAGTGCCCCTATAAGTAATACTAATACAATTAATAGTAAATTAAATATTAAGAAAACTAAGTTTATAAGGCCTACGGCTAGTGAGTTAGAAGAATATGCTAAGGAAATAAACTTTTTCACTTTTGATTCGTCTTCTTTTTTAGATTATTACGATTCTAAAGGATGGGTAGTAGGCAGTACTACTATGAAAGATTGGAAAGCTACATTAAGAAATTGGCAAAGAAGATATGTGAAATTTAATAAGGATAATAACGTACCTACAAACAAAATAACTACACAAATAAAACTTAAATAATGAGAGAAACTACAACAAAACAAGACGCTGTTGAATTAGTAGAAAAATACGAAAAGTATTTATACAATAAGTTCACTACTGACCAAGAATGGGTAGAATGTGTTGAATCTGCTTTAATAGGCATTAGACAAGTAAAATATTTACTAGAAAATAGCGTTAGAGAACCTATTGAATATCTAGAAGACTTAGAAAAAGAAATTGATAAACTATAAACTACAAATATGACACCAAAAGAAAAAGCAGAAGAATTGGTAGAGAAATTTGAATTCTATTGCGAAGGAATAATGGAATATCAAAAACAATGTGCTTTAATAGTAGTAGATGAAATAATAGAAATAGAGCCATATCAAAGAAAGTTTAGACTTTTTGATAAAGTTAGATTCTTTGACCAAACACAATATTTTAAAGAAGTTAAACACGAAATAGAAGCATTATGATAGCTATAAACCTACCAAAAGCCTTAGATATTGAATCTAACATACTTGGGGCATTGCTTTTAGACAAAAGAACTATCCCATTGGTTATAGGTCATCTAAAAACTGACATATTCTACGACCTTAAGCACCAAAAAATCTTTAACGCTATTAAGGATATGTACGATGCTAACGTATCTATAGACCTATCTACCGTAGCTCAAAAACTTTCCCAAGATAAGGACATCCAAGATGTGGGTGGTGCATTCTACCTATCTAAACTAACAGATAACGTAGTTTCTAGTCATCATATCAACAGCCATATCGAGATTGTTATTGAGATGTACAAGAAGCGTGAAGCTTACAAAGTACTTAAGATTGCAGAGAATCAATGTTTAAACAACGATAGTGAATCTATAGTTTTGCTTTCTGAGCTAAATAGTCAACTTATAGCTTTACAAGAATATGGCAATATCTATGAAAAAAGCATAGAAGACATCGTCTTAGCTATCAACTACGCTAGGGATAAAGCTAGTAATGGCGAACTTTTAGGATTTAATACAGGATTTGAGGAACTAAACCATACTATAGCAGGATGGTGTAAACCTGATCTATGTATAATAGCTGCTAGACCTGGTGCAGGTAAGACAGCCATGATGCTTTCTAGTGTTTACCACCTAGCTATCCTAAATAACGTCCCTACGGCTATTTTTAGCCTCGAAATGAGCTCCGAACAGTTAGTTGAAAGGTTAGAGTCAATAACGAGTCAAGTGCCCTTAAAACGCCTTAGAACGAATAATTTGAACGACTATGAAAGAAAGCTACTTTTAAAGACTGATGACAAGATAATCCAAGCACCCATCTACATAGAAGATACTGGCGGAATCAGTATCTCACAACTCAGAGCTAAGGCTACTATTCTAAAGCAGAAGTATGGTATTAAGGTTATATTCCTAGACTATCTTCAGCTAATGAGTGGACAAGGCAAATCAAACCAAAACCGAGAGCAGGAAGTAAGTTTAATAAGCAGAAGCCTTAAAGCCTTAGCCAAAGAGTTGGAAGTACCAATCATTGCCTTATCGCAGTTATCTAGAAAGGTAGAAGAAAGAGCTGATAAGCTACCAATGTTGTCCGATCTTAGAGAGTCAGGTAGTATTGAGCAAGACGCTGATATTGTAATTATGCTTATGCGACCATCTTACTACGAAATGAAAGAACCTGTAGAAATAGGTGGTAAGGAATACAATCCTGATGACCTAGTTATCGTTAAAGTAGAAAAGAATAGACATGGTAGGACAGGGAACATACCAGTAAGATTTATTGGAGAAACAACCACATTTGAAGACTTTAAACTATAAATTATGAAAACAGCAATGCAAGAATTAATTGATGAAATGTGTTCTATAAATTGGCATTTATATTCATTTAATGATAAAATGAAAGTTGTCAATGTATATCTTGAAAAAGAAAAAGATCAGATAATAGACGCACATTTTGCAGGTTGGGGACACGCTTACGATTATTATATAACTGAAGCAGATTCTTATAGTTCAGAACCTATACAAGCTGAAGATTATTATAACGAAACTTATACACAAAACAAATAGCATGGACAAAGAATTTATCCCTTATGAACAAGCATTAGAACTTAAAGAATTAGGTTTTGATGAGGGATGTATAGCAACATATCAAAAATTGCCTATGTTAATGCCTGTTTTATCATTAGGAGAAAAAAATAAAGACTTTTATAAATGTATAAGAGTGCCTTTAAAATATAATATACAAGCACCACTCTACCAACAAGCATTTAGATGGTTTAGAGAGAAAGAAGGTTATCATATAGACTTATTTGTAGATGATGACAAAACATTTGGCTTTTGCATAACATACTTTACATACACAGCAAGAGTTGATAATCCTATACAAAGAGGTTTTAATACATACGAAGAAGCGGAACTTGCTTGTCTTAAAAAATTAATTGAAATAGTAAAAACCAAATAACATGGACACAAACATAACACTACTAGAAGAAAGATACCCTGAAGTTGTATACAAAGAAGGCGAAGACCTAAACATCGAAAACATGAAGAAACGCATCATTACTAAAGCATGGCATGACACTGCTAAGTATGATGATATAGCAGACATCGCCGTAGCTCTTGGTATGGGTACAAAGACTGTTTATTCTTATGCAAGACAACTAAACTTACCAAGAAGAAGTGGACTTAAATAGGAACTATAAGAATACTCGTAAGTTCGACATAGAACAAGCTAAGGCTGCTGATGGCACTTACCAGGCATTGTTATTGTTTGCTAGAAACACTAAGGTATTAGTCATTCAACAACCAAAAGCCCTTAAACAAAAGTATATGTGGCTTGAATACGAGGATAATGGTAAACCTAGTGGTATAGCTGATAAACGAGTTGAGTTCTTTGCTATCAACTTTGACCTTAAGGACAGAATCTACTTTATACGAGCTGAAATGCTTAGAATAAAGGCAAGAAGATACTTTAAATGGGGTAAAACAAAGATAGTTGAGGGCATAAGATATGTAAAAGTACCAACTCAGGAAATGATTCGTTTCGATTAAATACATTAATTTCGTTCTTATGACATACAAAACCGCAAGTGACTTAACCAAGATGATGATAGATTATTTAGATAGTTTAGGTTATGAAGTATGGAGGAATAACAACCTAGCTGTCAAAGGAAGGTCGTTTATAGGTAAGAAAGGCGTACCTGACATCATAGGTTATCATAAGAACTATGGTCAGTTCATTGCTTGTGAGATTAAAGCTATTGGTGATAGACTTAGTGTACCTCAGATAGAGTTCTTAACTCACTTAGGTATGTGCGGTGGAACATCTTTAGTATGTCAGCAAGTATCAGACGGAACAATTAACTTAACAATATTTTTAGACAATGGCGAAAGCAAAATCAGCATCTGGGACGAATACGAAGGTAAATTTCGGGAAAAGACGTCTGGGTAAAGCTAAAAAGAGAAGCGGACCTAAAGACAAGCACGTTAAACCGTATCGTAAACAAGGCAAATAAACAAAAATCATGGAAAATCTAGAGTTAGAAAACAAAGGAGAAAAAGTAACTAAGACTACTAAAAGAGAAGTTAAGGTTACAGTAGTTCCTAAAGAAAAGCAATTCGTTACTGCTGAAACTATTAAGTTAGTAGAAGACATCTTAAACGATGGCACAGTAGACATCAAATGGAGAGCACAACTTAAAGAACAAGTAAGAAAATATAAAGCAGATGGAGAATAAGTTAGATAGTATAGTCGAGTCTGTGATTACTAAGTATAAAGATAGAGCTAACATTGGCTTTACGAAATACGGAACTAACCTAGATAGGACTGACTTAAACACTAAAGAATGGGCTGAGCATTTGCAGCAAGAACTTATGGACGCTGTATTATACTTAGAGAAATTCAAGGAAGGATTAAAAAATAGTTTATAAACCAAAACAAAAATAACATGGCAACACAAAAAGAAAACTTCTTAGGAAGATGTTTTACACTTAGATCAGCTTACGGATCATTCAGAAA